AGGCAACTCACGGTGCCCGGCCGCTGGCGCAGCGCAAGATCGCAGCCAGCAGCGTCTCAGGATCGGCACCGATGGGCGCGCCCCAGCAGTCCGCGAGCGACATCAGGTCTGCCATCGAGAGCGCGATCGAGGCGAACAGCCGATGATCGTCTAGTTGTGCGGCGCTGACCGAGCACCTGGCCCACGGGGCGCCGAACGAATAGACGATCAGCGAGGTGGCTGGCTGACAGAGATGGCGATGCCGCCATCCCACTGGGCGAAGACCGAGCGAAGCGCGGGTAACCGCATTTCTCTTGCTTCAACCTGTGGAGATCATCATGGCATTCGCCAACAGCTCGGTCAGCGACATCATCGCGACCACGATCCAGTCGCGCACCCGTCAGATCGCCGACAACGTCACCAAGAACAACGCCCTCCTGGCCCGCCTGAGCCAGCGCGGGAACATCAAGACCGTCTCCGGCGGCTCCAGCATCCTCGAGGAGCTCTCGTTCGCTGAGAACGCGAACGGCGGCTTCTATAGCGGCTACGACCTCCTGCCGGTGGCCGCGCAGGACGTGATCAGCGCCGCCGAGTTCACGCTCAAGCAGTACGCGGTCCCGGTCGTGATGAGCGGCCTGGAGATGCTCCAGAACAGCGGCAAGGAGGCCTTCATTGACCTCATGGAGGCGCGCCTGAATGTGGCCGAGGCCACGATGGTCAACCAGCTCTCGGCCTCGGTGTACTCGGACGGCTCGGGCTCGGGCGGCAAGGAAGTCGTCGGCCTGAACGCGGCGGTCCCGAGCAACCCGACGACCGGCACCTACGGCGGCATCAACCGCTCGACGTTCACCTTCTGGCAGTCGAAGCTGTACGACTTCTCGGTCGCCGTTGTCACGCCCAGCTCGACCACAATCCAGGCAGCCATGAACACGCTCTGGGCCAGCACGGTCCGCGGCAACGATCGCCCCGACCTGATCGTGTTCGACAACAACTACTGGGGCTTCTACATGGCATCGCTCCAGGCCAACCAGCGCTTCACGGACCCGAACGCGGCAAACCTCGGCTTCCCCAGCATCAAGTTCATGGACGCCGACGTGGTCCTCGACGGTGGCATCGGCGGCTACTGCCCGGCATCGACGGGCTTCTTCCTCAACACGAAGTACATCAAGTGGCGCCCGCACAAGGACCGCAACATGGTCCCGCTGTCGCCCAACCGGCGTTATGCGATCAACCAGGACGCGGAGGTCCAGATCCTGGCGTGGGCCGGCGCACTGACCTGCAGCGGCGCTCAGTTCCAGGCGCGCATCCAGAACTGATTTTCGGTGGGCCTGTGGTGGGTCGCCTTCCCTCGGGGCGGTGTGACCCACCCTCCCGGGGGCTTTTTACATTCCGAATTAGGAGCAATCCAACATGGCATCAGCAATCATCGGCCTGAGCAAAGACCAGGTCACCGCATCGACCGCTACCGCAGCCTTCCGTCTGGGCACCGTGGGCGGCTACGACGACCCGACCAACGGGTACCAAGAGTTCGTCTACGGCCGTGCCGATGGCGCGGTCACGGGCCTGGGCTACCTGTGCGTCGAGGCCACCGGCTTCGACTTCACCCTGGCCTCGACCACCAGCACCACGCCGGGCACCGCTGGCCCGAGCTCGCGCTGCGGGGCCGCGCAGGCCGCGCTCGCGGACAACGAGTTCGGCTGGTTCCAGATCTACGGCAAGGGCTCGCTGCGCACGCTGGCAAGCGCCGCCAAGGGCACCCAGCTGAACACGACCGCAACGGGTGGCGCTGTCGATGACGACGCCACCGCGGGCGCGGAAGTGATCGGCGGCCTGGTCCTGCTGACCGCCACCGGCGGCGCGGCCGCGACCAACGCCGACGCAATGTTCAGCTACCCCAGCGTGCTGCGTACGCTGTAACGCGCAGGAGGGGGGTCTATGGCTCCCCTCCACCCGACCAACTACAAAAAAAGGACACCGCATGCAAGCCACCACGCCTAATCTTTCGTTTGAAAGCACCACGGTCAAGGCAGACGATGCGCGCTTTGCCGAGGACAACAAGCTCTACATCGAGTTCTACCGGGCACCGTTCCTGCACGCCGGCAAGAGCCAGCAGGAGGGCCGCGCGATCTACGAGGAGCGGGACTGCATCCGGATCCACGTCCCCGGCGACAAGCTCACCGTGATCGACCGGCCGCTCGATGAGATCGACCGTGTCCGGTTCGCCGAGCGCTACGCGAAGTGGCGTGCGGGCCAAGAAGAGGCGGTCGTCGGGACCCCGCTTGCGGCGCTGCCCGGGATGAACCCGGCCAAGGTCGAGGAGTACAAGTACTACAAGATCATCACCGTCGAGCAGCTCGCCGGCGCGCCCGATGCGATCGGCCAGAAGTTCATGGGCTTCCAGGGCGACAAGCAGCGCGCCAAGGCCTTCCTCGAGGTCGCCGCCGGCAACGCCCCGATCGAGAAGCTCCAGAACGAGATTGATGCCGAGCGCAGCGCGCGGCTGCAGTCTGCTGCGGCCCTCGAGCAGGTACAGGCAGAGCTGGCCGCGCTCAAGAGCGCGATGGGCAAGAAGTCGCGCCAGACGGAAATCGCTGACGCCTAAGCACGGGAGACGGGGTGGCCTTTCAACTCATCACCGATGACACCCTGCTCGCGATCGTCCAGAGCGTCGCGGCCGATGTCGGCTACCCCGTCCCGGCTGACCCCGCAGGCTCTATCGACCCGGCGGTGATCCAGATGGTCACGGCGTGCAACCGCGCCGGCCTAGAGCTGCTCGGCCTGTACGACTGGCAGGAGCTCACCAAGAGCTACACCGTCAGCGTGCAGGCCGCATCGCCCGGGCAGACCGAGCGCGCGTACCCGCTCCCGGAGGACTTCTACGACTGGATCGATCAGACCCAGTGGAACGCGACCACGCAGCTGCCGGGGATCGGGCCGGTCTCGCCGCAGGACTGGAAGACGCTGATCGTTCGCAACCTGCGCGCGACCCTGTCCTTCTACTGGCAAGTGCGCGACAACCAGATCTGGATCCTGTCCCCGCCCGACTCTGCGCAGGACCTGACCTTCTTCTACCAGTCCTATGCGTGGGTGCGAGACGCAGACAACGTCGACCTCTACAAGAACCGCGCAACAAAGAACGGCGACACGATCCTGCTCGACCCCGTGCTGGTCACGCTGCTCACCAAGGTCAAGTGGCTCGAGATCAAGGGCTTCGACAGCGCCGCCGCGATGCGCGACTTCCAGATCAACTTCGAGTCCCGCAAGGCGAGCGAGAAGGGCGCGCCGGTCCTGAACATGGCCGGGCGCAGCGTCTTCCCGCTGCTGGATGCGCGGGTCAATGCGCCCGACACCGGGTACGGGGTCTAGATGCCCCTGGTCCCGCTCGCGACCTACAAGACCCCCCGCCGGGCCGCCGCTGGGCGCACGCACCAGGTCGTGAACATGGTCGCGCCCGTGGGCGGGCTCAACCTGCGCGACCCGATCTCGGCGATGGCGCCGACCGATGCGCTAGTCATGGACAACATGATCCCGCGCCCTGGCGGGCTCGAGCTGCGCGGCGGCTACAAGCAGCACTGCGCGGTCACGGGCACGCCCAAGTCGCTGTTCTCCTACGTCGGCGCGAACAACACGACCACGAAGCTGTTCGCGGCGATCGGTGGCGAGATTATCGACGTCACGACCTCGACGGCGTCTGTCTCGCAGGCCGCGACGGGCTCGACAGATGATCTCTGGTACACGGCGCAGTTCTCGACGGGCGCGGACACTTTCCTGCTCGCGGTCTCGCCCAGCGCCGGGTACTGGACCTACAGCACCACGTCGGGGTGGGTCAAGCGCACCCCGACCAACCTGCCCGCGAATCCGAAGACGGTGGTGGTCTGGAAGCAGCGGCTGTGGTTCACCTGCGAGAACGACACCAACGTCTACTACATGGGCACCGTGGACACGATCACGGGGACCGTGACGGCGCTGCCGATGGGCGCGCAGCTGCGCAGCGGCGGATACGTCGCCTGCGGGATCAACTGGACCATGGACGCCGGGCTCTCGGTGGATGACTACCTGGTCTTCATCGGCACCCAGGGCGACGTCGTGGTCTGGCAAGGCACCGACCCCACCAGCGCCTCGACATTTGGGATCAAGGGGGTCTGGTACGTCGGGCCGGTCCCGACCAAGGGCGCCTTCTGGACCCCGATGGGCGGGGACGTGATGATCGT